ATGGCAATTATTATGAATGACGATATCACTTTGAATACGGACACCCCTACTACGGAAAAAGAGCAGTTTGAACAATCTGCCTTACACTACCATGAGTTTCCGCGCCCCGGTAAAATCTCAGTTACGCCTATCAAGCAATTGGCCAACCAACGCGATTTGGCACTTGCTTACTCTCCAGGGGTTGCGATACCTTGTCTTGAGATTCAAAGAGATCCAGCGTTAGCGGCTAAATATACTGCTCGTAGCAACTTGGTCGGCGTGATTACCAACGGTACTGCGGTGCTTGGTTTAGGGAATATTGGTCCATTGGCGTCTAAGCCTGTCATGGAAGGTAAAGGGGTTTTATTCAAAAAATTTGCTGGTATTGACGTTTTTGATATTGAAATTGCCCAAAATGATCCAGATAAGTTCATCGAAGCCGTTGCCTCGCTTGAGCCTACTTTTGGTGGTATTAACCTTGAAGACATCAAAGCCCCGGAATGTTTCAAAATCGAGCGCGAATTGCGTGAGCGCATGAATATTCCGGTATTCCACGATGACCAACATGGTACCTCAATTATTGTTGCCGCAGCGATGTTAAATGCTTTACTCATCACTGGCAAAAAAATCGAAGAGATTAAAGTGGTCTGCTCTGGCGCAGGTGCGGCAGCCATCTCTTGCTTGGATATCATTTGTGCGCTTGGCGTAGATAAAAACAATATCTTTGTATCAGACTCACGCGGTATCATTACCACCAGCCGTGAAAACCTTGATGAAACCAAGCAGCGTTATGCGCGCAATACCACCGCCACTACCATCGAAGAAGTGATGGATGATGTCGATATGTTCTTAGGCCTATCAATGCCTGGCACCTTGACTGAAGACATGGTGCGCCGTATGGCAAAAGACCCAATTGTCTTTGCTCTTGCCAACCCAACGCCTGAAATTATGCCAGAATTGGCGCACGCCGTACGTCCAGACGTTATCATGGCAACCGGTCGTTCAGATTATCCAAACCAAGTAAATAACGCCTTATGTTTCCCTTATATCTTCCGCGGTGCACTTGATGTTGGGGCGACAGCGGTTAATGAAGAGATGAAAATCGCTTGCGTAAAAGCCATCGCGGCCATGGCGCATGTTGAAGCGACACCAATGAACAACGTGAAAAACGTTGAGAGTACGCCAAGCTTTGGACGCGAATATTTGATTCCAGGACCTTTGGAGCCGAACTTAATCATCGAAATTGCCTCTGCGGTTGCCAAAGCGGCAATGGATTCTGGCGTAGCAACCCTGCCTATCTCTGATATGAAAGCCTATCGTCAACGCTTGTCTGAGTTTGTTTATAACTCAGCGTTTGTCATGAAGCCTATCTTTGCCCGCGCGAAAGCTGATCCTAAACGTATTGTTTATTGTGAAGGCGAAGACCGCAACGTACTGCTTGCGGTACAAGTGGTCGTTGATGAGCAATTGGCGCATCCAATCTTGGTCGGTCGCCCTGCCATCATTGAAAAGAACATTGAAAGATTGGCGCTGCGCCTAAAAGATGGAGAGAACATCACCATTATCAATCAAGACGATGACCCACGCTATAAAGACTACTGGCAAGGCTACTACGAGAAAAACAAACGCAATGGTGTCAGTATTGAGCTTGCGCGCCGTGATGTCCGCCGTAAGACTTCTTTAATCGGTGCCCTACTGGTTGAAAACGGTGATGCTGATGGCATGATTTGTGGTACTTTAAAATACGTCAGCAGAGTTATCGACAAAAAAGCAGGTGTCAGCGATTTTTATGCGATGAATGCGGTATTGATGCAAGATCGTAATATCTTTATTGCCGACACTTACATCCATGAAGACCCAACGGCTGAGCAGTTGGCTGAAATGACGGTACTTGCAGCTGATCAATTACGTCGCTTTAACATTACACCGCGTGTGGCCTTGGTTTCGCATTCAAACTTTGGTACCTCAGACCGCGAAAGCGCAGTAAAAATGCGTAAGGTGTATGAGCTACTGACAGAAATGAATGTGGACTTTGACTTCGACGGTGAGATGCAGGGAGATGCGGCACTTGATGAGCATATCCGTGCCAATGACTTACCATCAAGCAACTTAAAAGGCTCAGCGAACTTGCTTATCTTGCCAACGCTTGATTCCGCAAATATTGCTTTTAACTTACTAAAAACGGCAACTGGCAGTGCGTCTATTGGACCTATTTTGCTAGGCGCGAGCAAACCTGTGCATATCCTAACCCCATCAGCGACAGCACGCCGTGTGGTCAATATGACAGCACTTGCAGTTACTGAAGCTCAAGACTTAATTAATGAGCAAAAATAGTCGTTTATCTTATATATAAACCCTTTATTACGACGGTCTTCTAGCGTTCATTTATAGAAACCGTCTGCTATACTAAAACCAGTCAATACTCATGTCAGTGTTGACTGTTTTTTTTTGGCAACCTGTTTTAGTAAATACTGGATAAACACAAAGAGACTATTATGCAAGTATATCTCGTCGGCGGCGCTGTCCGTGACCAATTATTAGGTCGTCCTATCAAAGACAAAGACTTTGTCGTCGTTGGCGCGACGGTCACAGATATGCTGGATGCAGGATTTCAGCAAGTGGGCGCAGACTTTCCAGTGTTTTTGCATCCTATGAGTCATGAAGAGTATGCGCTGGCGCGTACAGAGCGCAAACAAGGGCTGGGCTATCAAGGCTTTAGTGTGCATGCCAGCCCTGATGTGACGTTACGTGAAGACTTACAACGTCGTGACTTGACCGTCAACGCTATGGCAATAGAAATCAAAAGCCTTATGGATGATACGCCGATAAATGGCAACGTTGTCGATTACTATGGCGGTTTGAACGACATTCATAGCAAAACCTTGCGTCATGTATCAAGCGCGTTTAGTGAAGACCCATTACGGGTACTGCGCACCGCCCGTTTTTATGGCCGCTATTATGATTTGGGCTTTAGTATTGCCGATGAAACCTTGCTATTGATGCGTGAGTTGGTGCGCTCAGGCGAGCTTGCGCATTTAAGTAGTGAGCGTATTTGGCAAGAATCGAGCCGTGCTATGATGCAAGTATCGCCGCAGGTATATTGGCAACAGCTGTTTGAGATTGGGGCGTTAACGGAGTATTTTGCTCCGCTACAGCAAGTTTGGAATGATAAACAGTACGGTCAAATACGAGAGATTGTACAAACCGCATTGTATTTCGCCGGTCAAATGCAATTAAATTTATCGCAGCGCTGGGCGTTATTAATGGCAAGTTTAAATACCGATTTATTTACTTTAAACTCTACAGAAACTCTTTCGGTTAATATAGAGGCAGCGGTTAAAGGTATTCATGGGATAGGAAACAGTGCAAAGGTGCCAAAAGCGCATAGCCAGTTTGCCACTTTATTTGTGCAGCAAGCGAAAAACCTTAGCCGCATAGACCAGCTGAGCGCCGCCGAGAAAATCGATCTTATTCAAGCTTGTAGCGCTCATAAAGCGCCCGATAAACTGTCGCAGCTTTTGGTCACCAGTCATATCTTAAAACTGGCCATACAGCACCGCCAAATGATGCTCGCGTTGAATAGCTTTCATGCAATCAGCATGGACGACATAGACCAGAATCTAAAAGGCCCAGCGATAGGCGAAGCATTACGCCAACGTAGAATTGAGCATTTACAAGCACAACCTGTCTTGTAAACAAGCACTTTCAACCAACAATTTATAGTCAGTGCAAAATAAAAGCGACACGTTATAGATTTTTGCGACTGGTATAAATTTTTCTTGCTTGCTGTTATCACAGAGGCTACGAAAAATTCATCCCAGTCGCACTGTATCGATTTTAGAGTAATTCTACTATACATAATAAAAATACCTTTAATATGAACCAAGAATTTAGCTTGAGCCAACCAAAAAATTCTAATGCCTTAGCGCCCGTAATGGTAGTCACTGGTGGTGCTAAGCGTATTGGTGCGGCTATTGTCCGTGCCGCTCATGAGCAAGGCTACCGCGTCATTATTCATTGTCATCATAGTGAGCAAGAAGCCAGTGTCCTAGCGGATGCGCTGAATAACAGTCGCCCTGATAGCGCGGTCGTCATCATCTCAGATTTGGCAGTTGTTAATAATAGTCAGACACTACAGCGATTTACTCAAAATATCATGCAAGCATTTGGGCAACTCGATGTCCTAGTGCATAACGCCTCTCGCTTTTACCCAAGTCCGCTTGGTGATATAAGTCACGCTCAGTGGGATGAATTATTTTTAACCAACGCCAAAGCGCCTTTATTATTAAGCCAAGCCTTATATCCTTATTTAAGGACACAGCAGGGCTGTATTATCAGCCTGCTTGATATCCATGCGCATAACAAACCTTTTAAAGGTTATGCCATCTACAATATGGCAAAGGCGGCGCATCGCATGATGGTACAGTCTCTGGCGCTTGA